TTTCCACCAATGCACTTGCGTAGGCTTCAATTTTGTTTTGAAGATATGCAAGAAACAAAGGTGAAACTTGTTGAGCCATCTGAGTATCCTCAGGGCTCATGAGAAGCCGACAGAACTTGCTGCCGGCGTCAAGTGTGATATTGTGGTTTTGCATTATGCTGGAGTTCCGCTAGGCGGAGCCATTTCAGGTGGCTGTTGGGCAGCCGCGGTTTGTTGGATGGTCTGCAAGAACTGCTTTTGCTGAGCAGGAGACCGCTTGAAGTCTTCAAGCCAGTAAGCACCTTGAAGTTTGGCCCAATACAAGAACATGCCCATAACATCATATTCCGTGCCAACTGCTGGAAGTGCTTGTGCAGTTTGCAGGAAGACTGTGAGAAGGTTGCTGTTGAGCATCTTCTCGGCTGGCAGTTGACCGTCAGTCAACTTGAATTCCAGCATAGCTTTACGCAGTTCCACTGGGTCAACTGCGACTTCTTCTCGACGATCACGATTGAGAATGGTGCCAGCAGATTGGTATTGCAGCGTGTTTGCCTTGATGACTTCCTTCACAGGCGTCATGAACTGGTACTCAATCGCCAGCGAACAGAGTTGCTGACGAGAGTTGGAATTGTTCATCGTGGTTTCGAATTCCGTCTTGGTCTTGTTGCCCTTCTGGAATTGTCCACGATCTACCTTGTTCTGGCCAGTGGCTTGGTCAGCCATTGCAGAAATCATTTCTGACATCTGAATGTTCGTGCCACTGTTGTCTTCTCTGTAAGGAATCTGGTAGATGGCACGAGCCATCGTGTTGTCATCCTTTGCAAGAGAAGCATTGCGCAGCGGAATGCGGCTGACAGAAGACACCGCATCAATGTCCTTCTTGTCAATCAGACGAGGATTGTAGATAAGTCGGTCAAAGACCAGTCTGCGCTTGGATTCCAGCGAGATATTCCACAGTGCACTGGACATGTCTTGGAATGGCAGTGCATTATCCAGCATGGATTGCGTCTGGTAGCCGAGGCCATCTTCATATGGCTGCATGATGAACGCAGGCAGGTAATCATAGCCTACATTCATTTCTTCCGCGAAGATCACATGCTGCCAGTTCACGATGATGGCGTGGTAAATCTTTACTTGGTTCCCACGAGCGCCAAAGTCAGACGGCAATGCACGGCAATAGAAGTGCGTGAGCAGATAATGGTCACGATAGGACAGTTTGCCCTGGTTGGAACCAGTGATTCCCATCCAGCGGCCCCAGTTGCTGCCACCAAAGTCAACTTGGCTCAGATTCAGGTACTGGTTGATTTCTGGCGTGTAGTAACTCGTGGCGCTGGTCTCATCTGCCGTGTTGCCAGAGAAAGAAGACTGGAATGCTTCTGCGGCTGAGGTAGTTTTCTGATTATCCAGGACGGAGAACAGCTTTTTCAGCTGCACACGGCTGATAATCTTGTTGTGCCCGAAGAATTCACCCTCAGTATGCAGGTCTGCCGGGGCAACTGTCATGTCCATGAAGCAGTTGTACGGATCAATGTGCTTGATGCAGTTGCCGCCGTAGGAATACTCCCGCAGCGCAGCCAAGCCAGCAGATGAGATGTTCGTATCCGTGACTACAGTCTTCAGCGGCGTCTTTTCCCACGAAACAACTGCTGCGCCGAAGTTAAATTTGAAGCCATCACGGAAAACCTTGAGCAATTCACGCGCCCAGCCGTAGCGAACAGACTGATCACCGAGTGCAGTCTCGAATTGCAGAGCTTGTGACTGATTGGCAGGGTAAGACACCACGCCAAAGATAGGATACGACGTCAGATACACGCCTGCCTGGTATGCCACAGCAGATTCAATCTGCGGCATGATGATGGGTACAGTCATGTCTTGCAGTTTGCGAGAATCGCCAGACATGTTTGCACGTACAGCACGAATATGCTCTGCTGTCGTGTTGAGTTGCCGCTGATATGCGCGATCACGATAGCGCAACAGGGCTCGAAAATCTGACAGTGAACTGCCGCCACGATCTGCACAGTCAAGTGCGTAGTTCAGAAGCTCTTTGCGCTGCTGAAGATTGAGCGTATTGACCAGAGAAATGTTGGATGTTGCCATGGGTGGCTCCTTGGAAGGTTAAAACGGCAGGGAAAGAGAAGAACTGTGGGAGCCTTCTACATGCTCAGCATCCACATCGAAGATGTTTTTCACGATTAGATGCGCGTAGTCACGCATGAGTTCTTCTACATATCCAATGGGATCAATTATATCATCTGTGTTGTTGATTTTCAGCGGGTTCCAATCCATGATCTGCGCCAGAACTGTGCTTCGCACTTCAGGATGCAGATAGATTTCACCTGCAAGCAAGCGGAGAAGTCCGCGCTTGATACGATTGTTCTTGGCTTGGCCCTTGGGGCTAAGTTCTACGAACTCAAAACCGCTGATTCCTTCCTGCTCACAATAGTATTCAAACCAATAGAGCAGTGTGGATTGGTATGCTACGCCTTCGACAGCAATCAGTCTTGTGTTATTCTCTATGCCTAGTCGAATAGCGTTTTTGATGGTATCCAGAGGAGAAAATGTGCCATGTAATAGCTTATTAAATATTGGTTTGCCATCACATACAGCGTAATGTGAGATAGTGCAGTCATCTGACGTCTTCTTCCCTGCTGATGGATCGATGATGATGAACGAACCTTCGGGGTCTGCATCCTTGTAATATTCCGGGAGTGCAGGAATGCGGGAGATATCAATGCCACTGGCGGCTGCGATATCTGTAGAGTTCAGAATTTCTGAGATAAAAATGTCTGCATGCCCCATCTCGGCATCAGACTGGTATTCACTGAGTAGTTCTTCAATGGGACGAAGCTCTTCCCAGAGGGAGCTGCCGTCTGCAAGAATGCCACCAACGATGAAAGAAGTCCACTGGGTGTTGTTCTTCAGCTTTTCCAGAATGCAATTCTGGGGGTACATGTTGCCGACGTAGATGTAGGTACAGCCATCATTCGACCGTGCCTTCATCAGCGTGCCCAGAATCCACTTGAGCAGTTGATCACTAAGGTCTTTGTTCTCAGACGTTTCACGCTTCTGTACGTCGTCCATGATGATAACGTCAGGACGCTTGTTCTTTCTGTTGATGCCTCGGACTGCTGTTCCTGCGCCAATGGCGCGCAGAATAATGTCTCGTCCGCGGAAGCTGAAGACTTTAAGTGCCTGAGTGTCAACTTCCACATTTGCTTGCCAGTTGCCGAATAGTTTACGAATGTTGGGGCTTCCCAGCAGGTCGCAGATATCAGACAGCGTGTTGACTGCCAAGTCTTCTGAAGCGCCGACGATGAGAATGAATTGTTTGTGAGAAAAGAGAATATACCACAGGCACAGCAGCTTGATGAACGTGGTCTTTGCAAAGCCGCGGGGGATACCAATGGCATAACGCTCTAGCTTCTTCGTGAAGCCTGTGAGAAGCGCAAAGAGTGTGAGATAGAATGGAGGAAAGTTATAGGTGAATTCTTCTGGTGCAGCAAGCATGCCCAGAAAGTTGAGGTCTTGGCGTGTGAGTTCCGCAGCACCTTGTGCACTGGTGCCAATCTCAGCGGTTTCAGATACGGAACTCATCAGTCTTTCAGTGCCAGGAATTGCTGAAGCGTTAGACCTGTGCCTGTTGTGAGACTGCGGTCTACGTACTCCCAGACAGATTGTGCAAGACTATTATAATCTACGCCGCCAGAGGCTGCCGAGTTGAGCTTATTGCCCATCGTGCCGCTAGTGTTGTATTCCGTAGCAATGGTGTTCCAGACAGCTGCTGCCAGACTTTGTGGGCTCAAAGCTTCTGCAGATGTTGCCAGGCCAGTCATGTGACCAAGCGCGTATGAAGGCGCAGATGCACTGAAACTCATTGTTGCATTGCCAGTGAGATTAGCAATCGCTCCAAGAGTTGGGGTGTTTGTGAATAGGCTGAAAGTTGCCAGGCCAGTGGTGCCGACAGTGGCACGCAGAACTGGGTTGTTTGTGAAGATGCTGAAAGTAGCAGTACCTGTCGTGCTTACGATCAGGCCACCTACGGCAGCAGCAGTGAATGTGAAGCTGGCAGTGCCAGCCGCGGACAGGCCTCGTGTTCCTGAGGCTTGCGCAGTTATGGAGATTCCAAGCGTGCGTGAGGATATGCGACCTGCACGATATGGCAACACCCAAGCAGCTGGGGAAGTCAGGCCGCTGGGAATTCCTGCAAGTTGAGACGAAATGCCTTCACCTACAACGTGATTCTGCAGTTCTGATCTGCCCCACATTGCTCGCAAGCCAGCAACCCCACCGCCAATTTGACGGAGAGGGAGCTGTGCAAGAATCGTGGTGTTTTGTTTGAGTGCCATCAGCCCCAACCAAATTCAACAGAGCCGTAGAAGTTGCTGCTGGCTGCAGTAGCTGCTCCTGCAAAATAGAGCCAGGTCAAGCAGGCGCCATCCATGACACGCGGCAGGCTGGGGAGCTGATTTAGCATATCTCGCTCAGCCGCGACAGAAGCAGTTGTCAGTGGCAATGTGAGCAGCGGGCGAACAAGACACAATGCACCAGTGCCAGTATTGGCTGCACTGAAGGTTACAGTCGCCACATTTGATACGCCAGTGTCTCCAGATGCCAACGGCAGGAATGGCCCATAGTTGTTAGCAGCTGTGCCACTATGGCTAATATGCCCCACAACCGCAGACGCTGTCATTGCCACGGTGACGGGCAGCGTGCGGCCCGAGGTGGGCGTGCTGTTGGAGTAGCTGAGGGCAATGTTTTGCGCCGTAGCACCTGCTGTTGTTCTCTGTGCCCAGAACAGTCTGCACCCTTGACCATTCGCATATCGCAGACTTGGAGTGCCTGTTAGCGTTTGTGCAGAAGTGGTGTTGTTTGAAATGCCTGGCCAGTAGCCTTGCATGTCCACCAGCATGAGCTGCGAGGGCACACCTGTAGCCACAGCAGTCACAGCACTGACGTTCAGAATGTGCTTCGTGTCTGTGCTAACTGCACCGCCGTGTGGAAGCCCAAAGATTCTGGAACCATTGCCTGTGGTTTCATCACAAGTTTTCCAGGCAAGAGCAGTACCAGTGAAATCATTGCCAACAGGATAACCGTTGTTGTCGCTGAAATCATACCAGCGGCCAGCGGTAGCTACAAGACTCGTAATCTTGTTCCAATCCACTCGATTGAATTTGCCACTGGTGATTTTGTTCACCAGATCATCCATTGAACTGAAACTCATGATTTAACTCCAGATGAAATCCACAAAGCCAGTGAAGGGGGGAGCTGCAGCGGAAAGTCCACGCAGGCAAAGAAACTGCAAGAATGCCCCAGGCAACACCTCAGGAAGACTTGCAGACTCTTTGATAAACACTTTTTCTGCAGCAGTATAGCGTTCAAATGCTTGCAAATGAAATAGAGGTTTGCACAGCACCAAGACTGCAAAGCCACCTACGCCAGCATCTAACTTCACAGACTGCACACTGCGTATTCCACGATCCCCATTGACGAGAGGAATGAAAGGAGTGAGTGGTCCAACACCTGCGTTGACTGCAGCTTGTGAAATCAGCGCTCCGATGTTGACAGAAGACAAAACGCCAAAAGATATCGTGCGTCCTGTGACACCTTCTGAATTTGTGTATTCAATCGTACAAGTGGTGTTGACAGCTGCGCCTGGAGTTTGCATTGCCAGGAATGCACGAACACCTTCTCCATCAGTGTAGCGTGTTAAGCTAGCAGTATTGTCCAGAAGCTGATCATCCGTGCTGTCTAGGTCTATGAGAGGATAAATACCTAGATAATCGGAGAACAAAAACTTAATAGGAGCCGCAGCTCCATTCACAGAGACTTGGGCAGCTGCTACGCGCTTGTTCTGTGCAGTTTCTGGCCCCTGGTAAATACTGGTGTTTTTCTCACCAATCAGCGCTTTGAACTCTAACGCGTTTCCAATATATGCATTATACCCTGGAATGCCAGACCCTACACTTCCGTCGCTCCAAGTGCCAGCAAGTGCAGTAGGCTGAGAAGTCTTGTAAAAATGCTGTTGCCAGAACTTTCCGTCCTCAGCTTGAGACTTTGCAATCTCAGAAATACTACGGAAGCTCATTGTCACCCTCTACAGGTTCCCATTCTGCCTGGTCCACTGACCACTCTATTGCACCGTCTGGATGGTCAAGACAGGGAATAAGTTCCTCATCTATCAATTCCAGCGGTGCATAGCAGTGAGCACAGCGGTAGTGCATCTTAGTCAGCTTGTATGGCCAGATCGCCAGGAGCAAACTGCGGCTGAATGCCAGAAGACACATTCAGGGTGCTGCCCAGCGCACCGGAAATCATCATGTTCACAGCGCCGCTGGCAGTGTCCACGACTGCGAAATGTGTCAGAGCACTGCTGCCACCAGTACAGACTGGCAACTGCATTAGCACCGCATTGTTGAATGTGGAGCCGTTGTCAGTCCATGCAGTTGACTTGGTGATGGCAAGCCGGGAATAGCCAGTGTATGTGGCTTCTGCTGCCAGGGATGCAGTCTCGCCAGGATCAGCAGTGAAGGCTGCGAGATATTGCGTAGCGCCTGCACGATAGGAAGGATCAGTTCCCTGCAGGAACATTTTCAGTGCAGCATTCTCAGTTGCGTTTGACAATGACATGAGTCAATCTCCAGAAGTGTATTGTTCAGACACCAGTCAGCGACTGGAATAAAGCATACGTCAGTGTAGCTCTATTTGTCCAGGCAGAAGTATAGTTCAATCCACTGTTGTTGGAAAGATTTGCGTAACGCATCTCTCCAGTTGTTGGATTGAATCGTTGCACAAGCCAAGTGCCATCCGCTTTCACTTTGCCCAGGTAAAGTGGCGTGCCGTCGGCAAAGTCATTCAGGTTGTAGCTTGCAACCGGCGAAGCACCTTCATCCGAAACCTGCAGCGCCCAAACACCAGAAGCTACCTGCTTTGCATTCAGCAGGACTGGGATTGCAGTTTCTTCCGGAACTGCAAGCAGCGGATTTCCCATGATTAGCCCTTCAGCAGTTCAACCAGACTTTGAATCACAGCGGACTGCTGCTGCATAGTTTGCAATGCTTGCTTCATGATTGCAGACTCTGGCTTTTCAGATTCATCTTCCATTTCTACGCCTTGAGCTTCCATTGCCATCTCTTGATACTCAGGCGTGACAAGTCCCATGGTTGTGACGTCTTCTTCTGAAGAATACATCCAAGGCCCGTTGAGTGCAGACATGTTGTGTCCTTTACAGCGAGATGTTGCCAGTAGGCAATGTAGGTGGCAATTCTGGTGGGCCGGCCGGTTCAATGCTGAGATTTGGCAAAGAACTGAGATTCCAAGTTTGAGAGCTTTGGCTCCAGTTCCAAACTTTTCCTTCTACTGCTTCAGGCTGCACAGAACGAACTACCCAACCAGGTGGATACCACCAGATTGTTTCTTGTCCTTCTCCTGCAATAGGCGGTTCTGAGACTTCTATCCAGCCCTCAGTACCATCTGTTTGCGGTTTTGGGATCGACCCGTTTTTGCTGTAGAGCGTCATAGCGTCGGGAAGGCTGCGGTGGGGGTAGAGGTCGTGCGGGCGTATCCGTTGGTAATGCGGACGTCCTGCAAGTAGCCGTTCAGCACAGCACCGGCCACGCGGTCAGCGCCGACATACAGCACGTTCGTCTGGTTGAAGTTGTCGTTCACCGCACCCGCGCTGGTGGCGTCTGTAGATCCGTTCAGAATGACCCGCAGGTTGCCCGCTGCCGTGCCAGACCGAACCACCGCAAAGTAGTACCAAGTGCCCGACACCAGAGAGGTAGCGCCTGTCAGTTGCGTGGCGGTGTAGCTGAACTGCAGCTTGTTGCCCGAAGTAACGTTGACCGACCAGCCCGTGGTGGCCGTGCCCTTGCTTACCAACCCGTAGGCCACGCCCGCGGCGTTGAGGTACACCCAGCCTTCAATGGTGAAGTCACCAGTTCCTAGACGCAATTCAGGCCTGTCTACTTTGGGGATGTAGTCACCCGTGCCATCAAAAGATATGCCGGTTGGTGGCCACTTCGCCTGCGTGGTGCTGACCTGAGCATTGCCCACGGTCTGACCATCGTTGATCGTGGCCGCGTCAAAGATGCCTGCGTTGGTGAAGTTCAGCAGCAAGCTGGTGTTTGTGATGGCGGTGAGGGGCGTGGTCGGCGGGGTGAAGTTGGCTGTGTAAACAGCGGTGCCTTTGACAACGCGGAGGTTGCTGACGTAACCGGTCGAATAAACTGGTGTAGCGAAGTTTTGACCGCCAATGTAAATAGTAAAATTTGGGTTTAACGCAGTTGAATGCGCCGCGCTATATCCCTCAACACCATTTACAAAAATCTTTAGTGTTCCTGATGTTCTAACAAATGCAACGTGATTCCATTGATTGTTTACGATGGCTACCGACGATGTGTATGACGTTCCATCATAAAAATAAGGGAGATTGCTTGCGTCTATATACGCGGCGTATGGCGAAGCAACACCCGAACCACGAGCGTCAACAATAGGGCCGTTTGCTGCGGCTGGCTTATTTACCCAACACTCAATAGTAAAATCACCAGTACCAAACTGAAACACCGCATTCGCAGGCACCGTCAGGTAATCCCCCGTCCCATCAAAATACCCACTGCCCCCATACGAGGCCGTGCTGTAGGACGCTGGCGGGTTGAACGGCGCGAACTTGCTGATGCGCGTGTCACCATTGCGCGTGATGGCAAAGGCGTTGGTGCTGTTGTCAATGAAGCGGTTGTCCTGCAGGCACAGCAGGGAGGTGTTCGTGATGGCCGTCAGCGGGGTAGTGGGCGGTGTGAAGTTGCCCGTGTAGACGGCGGAACCCTTGACCACGCGAATGTTTGACAGGTAGGCATTTGTATCGGTTGCGATGCCGGGATGCCCACCAACTCGCGCCGGGTCGCCCGTGCTCGGGTTATTGGTAATACTTGTTGCCGTGGTTCCAATCTGCGACCCATCAACAAACATTCGGACATTGTTGCTTGAATCTCTTGTTACCGCGAAGTGATACCAAACACCTATTGTTGGAGTCCACGCTCTGTCAATATTGATGGCCCCAGCGCTTGCATATAACCGCAGGTTTGTGCCTGTGTGTCTGACAAGCCAACCGCTTTCGACGCTTCCATTAAATTGCGAAACCAAAAAGTTTTGCGTGTTCAAAGCGGAAAAATTGACCCACCCCTCAACACAAAACTGACCATCAAAGTTTAGGGCTGAGGTGTTTGCAATTTGCAGATAATCCCCCGTCCCATCAAAGAACCCGCTCCAGTACCCGCTGGGCATGTACGGATTGAACGACCCCTGCGTGGTGTCGCCGTTGCGCGTGATGCTGAAGTTGTTGGTGCTGCTGTCGAGGAACGTGTTGTTCTGAGCGCCGTTCGTTGCGCTGGTGTTCAGCAGCAGGGTGACATAATCAAAATATGGATCAGTGCTCGGAGGAGGCGGCGGCAATCCTCCAGCTCCAGACAGAAGCCGGCTAATTGCTAAGCTGATGCTGGAGAGTTGCATGACAATTTACCAGAGTGCAACCATAGTGGTAGCAGTCGTACCAGTGGAATTCACCCGCGTGCATTGTATCGGAAGAATACCGACAGGTACGCCGGTGAAAACAACTGTACCATTCCGCATTTCCACAGAGATGTTTCCTGCAACTCCAACGAACAAAGCGCGGGTAGGTGCAGGCAAGTCCACAGAATTGGAAGGCGTTACAACGGCACCGTAGCGCGCAGGATCACTCACATTGCTCATGATTGGTTCCTCAGTTTGAAAAATTCACAAGACGTCTGGCGACAGCGGAACAGGACTACGGCGAGCACGTGGCATCGGCAGCATAGACTGTGGCATAGACAGACGATCCAGAATGTTTGCAGCCTTCTCCAGCGAAGTTGTCTGAGGCAAGTCCGTAGAACCTCCTGCTCTTGCTGCAAGAATCTGATCCAGTGTTTTTGCAGTCGCAGAAATCATGGTCTTTCCTTCAACTTCTACGATTTCATTTGAACTGTTAGTAATATACCGTGGCAATGCTGATGCTGGCAGTGTCAAATTCACTGTCACGTTTACTGAGGAATCAGTCTGAACGGTCTCATCCTGTCTACGGCGTGCAGTGTTGAGAATGCGAAATGCGGACAGCGCCTGGCCCATGCTGGCAAATGGCAGATTCTTCTTGATCTTGTCCAGTGCCATTGCTTCGGCATCTTCCAGCATTTCGTCAAATTTGACGTCTGCTGCGCTATGTGCGGCTTGCTTGGCAAGAATCTGTTCTTGGATTTCAGGATCAGCTTTGAGTTGGCTGATGTATGAATCGCTTACCCCGCAGGCGGCGGCCACTTGGGAGGTGGGAATGCCTTGGGCAAGGAGAGTGATTGCGTGGTCTTTTGGGGTCATGATTAGTTATTTTGCATATCCAAGGCAGGTTTTCTAGTCTGCGAATCCTGTTTCGACATGCTGTTTGAAAATTTTAGAAAATTTCGGGGGTTGTCATTAGGATATACGAAACTCAACTGCCTCGAAAGGGTTCCTCCCCCCGTCACCTGCGGTGGCTCCGCACCAGGGCCCTCCATCTTCACTTGGTGAGCGAAGCGAACTGTGAATGAACGAAGTGAATGAACACTCGTCTTGTGTCTGACTACATTATTTATCGGAGCCGTAGGCGCTGGCGAAGCCAGTGCCATAGGCGGAGATCACTTAATGGTGGTAACGGGGGCGCCCCATGATGCATTGTAGATGGTGTGGATCTAGGCATATCCGTAGGAGTGAGCGAAGCGAACCTCGTCGGTCTATTAAGAGCACGAAGTGCTCGCGAACGAAGTGAGCTTTGTCTGTCTGTTTTCATTTTTCAGACGAAGTCTGAAAAATTTTTTTTGTAAGTTTCGTGTAAGGTTCGCGTAAGTTTCGTGTAAGTGTCAG